TTATCCTTTAGAAATGTCACGATTTGGATTTGTTGCTCCAGTTCCAAACTCTTTATCGACTTCTGCTTGGTACATAGTATCAACAGGAAGATTGAATTTCAACCATTGATTTTGATAATTTCCAAGAACTCGAGTAGTTTTGATATAACGGATTTCAATACCGTTTGTGATATACCAGCGTTTAGTGTCTTTTGCATAAATAAGATAAGTCATTTCTTTTCCCTCCATGTTAGGTGTGTCGTTGATCGCGGATGTTGAATCATCGTTAATCGATTGATTAGATTTCGATTCCCCACCAATACCGTTTGCTAAGTCTTTGGCGAGTTGGTCTTTACTAATACCAATGCGCATTAAATAAGAATAAGGGTCTTGATGGTCTCCCCAAAGGTTATCTGAAACCCATTTATGAGTTTTGATACCATTACCTGCTTCATCAAGAGTAAGAGGGATACCAAAGACTTTTGCTTGTTCACGTATAGCATTAATATAGTTGATATATGAAGAACGTTGTTTTGCTGGGTCTGAATAGTGAGAAAGTTCGATTTGAAACGGTGATCGTTCATTAGCTGGACTCCCTGCACCATAAGCAATATATCCAGGTTCTCCCACCAAATACACTTTATCCCAACCAGCAATGGCATGAGTATAGGCATTTTGCCAGTTATTGTGCATAAAACTCGCTTCATTTTTTGCACTATTATCACCTTGGTTATCATCATTGGCGGTATCGTGAATAACGATATATTGATTACTCGCCTTTTGTGACGAACCTTGACCTGTGCCAAGTAGGAACGTTTTGTCGTAAATTGTCATTTATTCCCCTTCTTTTTTATTATAAGATGCTGAACTGATATGCATTGTAGCACCCAAGAACACTGCAACTGCATTTAAGGTTGCCACAATCGCATCAGTATTTCCCCAATTGTAAATATGGCCCAAGGCTGCCACAAAAACACTAGCAGCTGGTAATACTGTAATAACAATCCATTTTAAAGCGTTGTAAGCTTTGTTGCTAAAATTCATTTTAAATCTCCTTTTTATTTAATTAATTTTATAATTTCCATGATAATCGTATATATGGCAGCCGAAGCTCCGCCAATTCCGAAAATCAATTTCCATAAGTTTGTTTTATCAAGCAGCTTCAACTGAAACTGTCGTTCATCTGAACTTTCATTGCCTTTGATGACGGCTTGCAAAATTTGCGCATTCTGTTCTGATTGACGAGTATTCTGTTCCCTTAAAAAACGGTTTGATTCATCTACACGAGCAAGTCCTTCACTCATTTGTTTTTGCATTTCAACCGACATGTCGTTAAGTCGAGACAGTTCCTTGTCATGTTGTTTGAGTTTAGTCTCATGCTGCTCTACGAGCTGTTTTAATTCCATAACCCCTGCTTTCTAATTAGCTTTTATTGTTGTTAAAGCTTTAGATTGACTGATTGAATCATTAACCAAATTAACCAAATCTTGAGCAGCTTCTGCCGAACTGCGGAATGTTGATGCGTCATTAATCATGAAATTTGCATTCATTGTTCCATTATTAAATGTCGTAAGGGTGAAATTACCCACATTCTTATCACCGACAAAGATATCAGTTGTTGTATTCGTTGTATTTACTTTTTCCATTTTTCCTCCTTTTATCCAATAGGATATGGTAATGTGGCATTGAATAAGTTAGCTGTCGCTGCTTTATTAGCACTGCATCGAATGAACAGTCCTCCAGCCTGATTAGAAAGCAATGCCCAACTTAGACCATCTCCGCTATCTCCTGCTGTAATTCGATTTGCTCTAATTGGAATTGCTGAACTTCCTGTTGGCAATTGAGCTGCTTGCTTCCATTGACCAGCAGTCATTGCTGGTACGCCGACTCCTGACGCTGATATATAGACAGTCCCATTGATAATCGCATACTCAATATTTCCAGTAAAATTATTCATCAAACTAAGCTTGGTCCAAGGAACGTCAGTTGATAACTTCGTGCCTTGAGGTGTAAGGCGTGCAAATTCATTTGTAATGTTGTTTTGCATAAACAAACCTTGGAAATTAACACCGGCACTTGTATATTCGCCTGTATCACTATTCTGATAAGTCATTGCTAATCCAGAATCAGATTTAAGAGCAATTGTATTGATCGAATTAGTAGAAGTATCCATTTTGTAAATCAGAAGATGATCATCTTTGATTTCTGTCTGGATTTGAACTGGCCCATCGATGATTGTGCTGGAAAATTCACCGTCAGTAATTGTTAAATTGTTCCCGTTGATATTATGTGCATTTATTTCGCTTAATATCCAGTTAGTTCCTGACCAATAATATTCAGTGCCAGATAATATAACTGTTCCGTCACTCGCTGTAAGGTCAGTTGTACCTAAATACTTCCAAGTTAAACCTTTGAATCGAGTAGTTGGTTCAGTATCAGATACAATTTTACCGGGGTCACCGTTACTACCAGAAGGTCCTTTGATGTTTCCAAGTACATCGCCAACTCCAAAAGTTCCACCACCGCCTCCGCCGCCAACGTTTACATTATCAATTTGTAAAATGTTGCCAGATGGAGTGATTATGGTATCACCAATTTTTGGAGGATTGTCAATAGACGGTGCTGGGCTTAAATCAGACCAATAATGATAAATATTATGTGGTATAGACTCATAACTACTTTTAAAAATCTGCTTTCCACGTTCACCTTTAGGTCCAGGAACACCAGGTGCTCCATCATTTCCTTTAAATATAATCCAAGGAGCATACTTAGCAGGATCTGTGGATGCTGTAGATGAGAAATCTGAATATTGACCGATATAGCTAGGATGTGCTTCTGATGGTTCTGGTGACCATGATGTATCTTTGTCGCCTTGTTCCAGCTTGACAAACTTAATATATACGTCTACTACATTATTAACAGCACTGAAATAAACACAAAAAGCGTTTGTGTTGGAACTCGCCTGTGTTGTTGAACCAACTTTAGAATAAGATTCAGTTGAAACTGTGCCAAAATTCGATGTTGGTCTACCTTCAAGACCGACCAAAAAAATTCTGCCAGTCCCTTTTGCAAGCACCGACCCAGTAGTTATTTGATTTTGGTTAAATGGTACTGGAGCGCTATATATACCACATGCTACGCCAGTTCCAGTGATATGAATACAAGTGTCTCCATCAGAATCAGTTGTTACTATTGCTTTGCAATCCTTATTAGACCCTTGATTTACATTCCAATGGTTTAATCCAGATGAAAAATTGGAATTAATCAGTAAGTTAGTTCCGCCACCAACGTAGAACCCATCCTTACCATCAGCACTATAAGCGTACGCATAATGAGTTATTGTTCCATCATTAATGTTGCTTAAGGTAAGACTATTCTTTGCTACTATCGTCATCAGTCACCTCCCGCCCAAATTTCAATAATTGGAGTAGAGATACCATAAGTCCGCCAGATTTGTTCAATCACATCACTTGCGCTTGTTGCTTCAAAGCTAACTTGTGTGATTTCTCCCCCAAGTTCGATATTGGCATAAAATGTACTTTTCATTATTGATTCACCTCGCATGTATATTGAGCTTTGACATTAATATCAGTCGCAGCAACACTAATTGTTTTACCAGTTTTATATTGATTGCCTGTACCGCCAAAATTAGCATTTAATACACCATTTTGATCACGTTGAGACCATTTATAAGTATAGGTCGTTCCAGCTGTATCAATTTCAGCACCAGATTGAAATACTCGACAAGTAAGCGTTGTTGTACCAGAACCGTTTTTAAAAATGCTACCTGCTGTACTATCAATCGTACAAGT